AATGTAATTTCTTGTCGATAACCGACTTTCTCGTTATAGACGTTAACACGAACATGACGAGGTCGCCAAGCAGTAACCTCTCCAACACGCATCGTTTTAATATCATAACTAGAAGACACAGCAGGATTTAGCGTTGTATCGATTGGTACGAGAGCGGCGACGCCCTTATCGAACATCGTTAAGAACACATCTTGACGGAATTGCGTAGCCGCTTGATCGATGTTCGCTTCAAGGGTTAGGCAGTTGTTTAATCCACTATCGATATCATCGACATAACGTTTTTGTTCGTCGAGACGAACATGGCGAACATCAACGCCGGCGGCATCGATACTTAACCGGGTAATGATAGACGCTAGAATCGATCTTTCATTACCATACGTCAATCGAACCCGATCTGGACGATTATACCCGAAATTTGTTGCAACTGACTGTCTATTGTTCTCGTTAAGATTTACGCTGGTGAAAGCATTCCAGGCGTGTTTCAACTGCCTAAGAATCATCCCTCCAAGTGTGGCCATGTCACCTCCTCTCGTACATGTCGGCGTTACTCGAACGCATCTTTGTTTACCTTGTACGCGACCCAGGCGTCCATGAGAGCCGACACGTTGTCGATCTTCTCTTCCTGCCTCTTCTTCAGGAGCTTACGGTTACCATTAGTGTCTTCCAAAGTAATCGAGTTGCCCATAGCAAACTGCATTAGAGCTTGACTGAAAATGAGAAGTCTCTCCCCAGCCAAAATCTTCAATTCGCCAAGTGGAACTGATTCGGTTCGAGCACCCTGGATGACCTTCTCAACTCCGTATTCCCCGTTCTCCGTTGTCCAGCGTGTAACAAACTCCTTGGCGTTGTACGGGTCATAACCAAATGAACGTACGTCGAATTTCTCTTCTTCAATGAAAGCTTCGAGATCGTCGTAAACTTGCATCATGTCCAAAATTGTTCCGTCGAACACGTGCAAGCTGCCTTCGCGAATAAATTCGTCATACTTGGCCCGCATAGCACCAGGGAGCTTCATCAAAGTCAAAGACGTGATGTAGCTTCGAGTGATTACCCCGAATGCTCCGCGCGGGAGTGGGAATAGGAAAGTGAAAGCACAGAAGTCATCGCCTTGCGACAAGTCTGCACCCAAAGAACAAGGTAATTGCCAGAATGGTCGGCGCCTAGTTTCCAAATGTGGGATAGTTTCTTCATAGGTGAAGAAATATGTGTATCCCTCCATGGGAATTCCGAACCTCTTAGCCAGAATATCGTTTCTAGCTGCGGGAACTTTTTCTGCACGTTCGACGTCGAGTTGATACGTGTCGTAAGTGACAGTAAGTCCCAAGTTCGGCTGAGCTTTGACCCACAGAGCCGGGTTACCAACTTCCTCTATCTCATCCAGTTTGTAATGCCAAATCGAAATATGAGGAGCGTCGTATTCACCCTTAAGGATCTTGGCCAATTCCATTTTGATTGTGTCGCCAGAACCATTCCGCACTGTACCTTCGGAACTGATAGCGATGATTACCCAACCATCTTGCTTTGACGCGCCTTGTTCGATTGCCCCGACGACATCTTCACGAATATCACCGGACAGCCATTCGTCTACGGTAGCCACCTTGGGGCGAAGACCCTGAAGCTTGGCGATGGACATCGGACGAACTTCCAACAATGAACCGGTCAGCGCGTTTTCAATACCCTTCTTACTCGAGTACAACTTTTGACGGAAGGCACGAGAGCCTGTCGTATTCTGTAAAGATCCTTCTGTCAAAAATTTGAATAACGGTCCGCGGGCTCGAGTGATGGCCGTGCGGAACGGCGACATCACTTCTTCAGCCTGCTTCATCGTGGGTGCTGTTGTGATCTGATGTGTCGTAGCGGTGTCGATGTTAAGGAAGTAGCTTTGAAAACACTCGGCATACATCGACTTGGCCCCACCGCGAGCTACAATCAGATACTGCTTACTGATCAAACGCTTCTTAACGATCTTGTCAACGTACCTACCACCTAATGGGTGATTAGGATCTGGTTCGTAGACTTGGCGCTTCAAATAGAAATACCAACCGAGCAATTGCTCGGCCCACAACTTGAAGGAGGGCAACAAATACAGATCGCTGCCATCGGTCAAAGTCAGTTCGTTCTCACAGTAGAGGATGAAGCCGTCTACGGCCTTGTCGTCGTAGAAGTATTGAGGGTCGGCGATGAGCGCATCAATGCGATTCATCTCCATCTCGATTTCCCGACAGACCGGAATCTCTCCACGGAGAACCGCTGCACGGAATTCGCCATAATACTTTGGCGTCGCCGTGTTAGATAGCGTCATCGCCCCTCCCTAATCCACTATCAGACGCGGAACCACTGCCAAGTCGGAGCCACGCTGTAGGTCAGTGCGATGGTGCTGCCAGGACGGACGAGGAACAGCCCCGCAACACGAGAGCCGATCGTGACGTTGTCGACCTTGACCACGGTGACAGTACCGCCAGTGACCTCCACCCACATCGTGTCGGCCTCGGTGTTGGTGGCAGCGACCGTAGACGCCGGAACGGCCGGCTTGGCCGACCAGTCGCCGGTCGGCTTTGCTGCTTCGTTGACAGCCATAAGAGTCTTCAGCTGTACGTTGTCCATCAGTTCAATCCTTTCGCATGGGTCTGGTTCACAAAAATCGGATACAGTCATGTCAGCTGCCTATAGCTCGAGCAGTTCCTTCAATTACTCTCGCGCCCGCCCGAGCGGAACGGAAGACACTTCCCGTTGACGCATAGTTCTTAACACCTTGGCTTGCAGCTGCGGTAGCGACGATGGGGAGCAGGACCTTTCCGACTTCGGCAAGAATATGCCCTGCTGCTTTAAGACCTGCTTGCCGACGTTTGGCGTCTTCGGCCATCATGTCCCTATAACGCTTCTCCATGTCCATTCGCTTAAGCATGGTGTTAAGCTCTTTGTCACTTACTTTATGGAGACCGCCAGCTGCTTTGGTCTTGGACTTAATGGTTGTTTTGGTAGGATCCTTCTTTAGCTTTATCGCAGCCGACGTAACGGATCCTGCATTAACACCGCGACGACTAAGTTCTTCGGCCGATCGACGAACACCCCAGTGCATTCCCTTGATTCCGAAATGTTCCAAAAATTCGGAAACCTCGTCCGATTGAGCCATTGCACTATTCAAGGTGCACTTGAACGAGACCAACTGGCCCAAGTTATTGACCACGGGAGTGCAAGTGTAGGAAAGATTGTTGGGGAGATCGTGCTGCAATCCATCTGAATGCTGAGCACTAACATCGACCATGGTCGTGGTCCAGTCAGCATCTGTACCAAACCCTGTCCTATGGACTCGCAGCTGACGAGTTCCAGAAGCGTTGGTTCCAATCTCTGCGGTCATAGCCTTTGTAGCTTTATCGACTAAACCGTCAACTTCTTTCCAATACTTATTGTATAGAGCTTTGTTCTCGTAAAGATTTTTGTCTTTGTACTCAGGCCTATTGTTGTGCTCTTCGATCAAGGGATTCATGTGATGGGCGAAAGAGTTTTGGAGCTTTACCCAACCAGAATAACCTCGGTAAGAGTTTTCGTACTTCTTATCGAGCTTTCGGATCTTCCGGTTCGAAGCTTGTTGGCCTTCATGACCACGGTCGCGACGAACGCCCCACTTCATCCCCTTGACGCCGTGGTGCTTTAGAAAATTAGTTACGTCGAAACTGGGGGCGTCCATCCGGTCTCCTCCCACAATGTATTGAGCCGCCACTCCAGCTCTGCTAGTTGTTTAGTCATGGCATCTACCAAATATCCGGTTTGTGGTGGATCGAAAAGAGAACGAACCTTCAAGTAGACATAGGTCCGAACCGGATTCATTTTGGGGTCCGAATAGAAGGCATTCCACGTGGCAGTGTCGTCCTCAATCATGTAACCGTCCGACGGACCCGGACCAAGTTGGTTCAGGGTTGCGAATGCAGTATTGATGTGCATCACAATGTCAAGGTCGAAGGCCGTGTAGTCTTCAGCAAGACCCAAAACCTTCTTGACGTCGGTGAGGATACTCGTATCGGCCACGTGGAACACCTCCCTCTAGACTCGGCCTAGTACTTGTATCCGTACTTCTTCATCTCAGCGTGCGTCAATGGACCGATAATGCCGTCGTCGTCCAGATCGGTCCGCTTTTGGAATTCCTTGACCCACGCTTCAGTCTGATCGCCAAAATCGCCGTCGACTGTAATGACTTCGCCGGGCTTGACGTCAACCGAATCCTTGTAGGCTGGGAACGTGTCGTGCAGGAACTGCTGATAGTGGGTGACTTCTTCGCCGCTGTCGCCCTTCTGTACCAGGTGAACTGGCGTAGGAGCCGGAGTACCGAGTCGGGATGCCAACCGAGCAACTGCCTGTGCCGTGCCGACAATTTCGAAGTGCATCTCGTCCTTGCGGCCCACATAGTTGCCGCCCCATCGAACAACCCCACCGCAGACGGTAAGGATCTTTCCGATCGCAGCAACCTGCCGAGCGCTGAAAGTTCCGACCTTGCCGAGCGGATGTTCCGGGGCGTTGATGTCGATTGCCGTCCCAGATGAGTGATTACTCAAACTGGTAGATCCGTCAATCGGTCGGTAGTCGTAACCCCAGCACCAACCCTCATGGAGCTCTTCGACAGTAGTATGAAATTGGTGAGCCACGAAACTCAGAACGGTCTTGACGTCACCGTCCTTGACTCCCTGTGGAAACTTCACACCCGCCACTTCGAACGGAACAACTCCGATGGCCCTGGGGTCTCGATTGGCTGGCCAACCGTTCTGCGAATTCGTCACTACGTTCTCCTTTCGTTACCACAACTTTGTGTCACCTGGCCTACGAACAACGGGAAGCCGTGGAAGTAACTCCTCGTTTCCATAATGAATCGCGTTGTGCGTTTGGAGAGAAACCGTGATTAGATACTCGGGATCTAGAATTGAATCGTCGCCTTCTCGGATCTGATCGAGTGTCATCGGATTCATGTGATGAATATACAAACCCTTATGAATCTTGAACTCGAACATGCCGAGATCACATCCCTGATCTCGGACAATTACGTGATCTCTTACTTGACGCCATTGCCTTGACGTGTAAAACTTTTGATTGACCCATCGATCTGAACCGAAAGTTCCATCGCCAACAACTCCGCCAAGTTTCAAATACGCGTAGCGATCTTCGACGGTTTCGAGTCGGCTCAGATCTCTGTAAGTTTTAATCATCCGTGTCCTGCCCCGAATATCGCTTCATCGCCGAGATTGCTTCCGAGTAAAGCTCTTCAATGTTTCGTTCAGAAGCCAAACGCTCTGCTCTAACTTCAAGAAGGTGGTTTTCTCGGGCAATCCTCTCTTGCTCGAGTCTCTCTCTACGTGCACCGGCCTTGAGAAAATGGCTGATGACTTGTGCTGAGGCCGTTCCCGCTTCGATTTGGCGTTCGGCGAGGTCAAAGGCCATAGAAATTAGCTGATCCTCGCGTTCTTCAGGAGATGAAGCCGGCCTGCGACGAGCCTTCGGGGCATCTTCGGGCTCACTTGTGCCGCGTCTGGCCATGCTATCAACTCCTTTCCAGGACTTCCGCCAGAGTTCTCCCGGGAAGCTTCCCAGTTTTTGGCCCCCCGGAGCAATTTTTAGGGTCGCGGCGATGCAGAAGGGGGGTACCTTTTGCGATACCCCTCCCCCCATACGTCAATATTGAAACAAATCAAGAAATTCTTGTTACTTTAATGTAATTGCCCGAAATGTTTTCTTTAACAATTTCATTAATAGTTTCATTCATTGCTTCACGTTGATCACTATCAGACAGATCTTCCGCTCCATTGACTAATCTAGCAAGAAAGCCTGTCGTATCGTAGCCATGCGCTTCATCAAATGCGTACCACTGGTCCCATTCATTGAAAGGACTGAAGGGGTTATCAATAGTACTCAACATTAACTCAACCACCTCAACTCCTTTCACTCAAGCTATTCTTCAGAGTGGTCAGCGATACACCAAGAGCGTCAGCTATCTCGGACTGTGGATAGCCTGAGGCTATCATTGCACGAGCCCGAAGTAGTTTAGTACTGGTCATCAACACTTTGTCGCGAGGTGTTGCATGTGCACGCACGGTGTCAATGTTCGCATTATCTAGGATGCGGCGTAATCTAGTTGGACGAATAGCACCTGCCTGAATGGCTTGCCACTCTTCTGGTGTTATGTCAATCTTAGATTTTCCACCTGGATTGAA